GATCTGGTGCGACCCTATCAGGTTTACCATATTTACCTGTCTGTATTTCATCAGAAAACCAACCTTTAGTTATATTATTCATTTTTAATAATTGACATTGTATTATTGCATAGTCTAATGCTGCTTTAATCTTTGGTGTTGCTCCACCTGTTTTACTTCCTTCTGGTGTGCCTCTTTTTTGTGGTTTAGATTTTCCCTCACTTGGTTTTAACTTGTTTCCTTTTGCGTCAACCCTACTAGGATCATCAGAACCAAGATCGGTTGTATCATATGTACCAGCAAGTCTATCAACATTCTGTGATCTAATACCTGAAGTATGTGAGGCTGATTCTCCTGATACTGTTCCTCTATTTCGGCTACTGGCAACGTCAGGATTACTCTGTGTTGGCTTGCCTGTTACTCTATCTTTTCTGGGTTTACCCTGTCTACCTGTACTCATTACTTTTCCAGAACCTACATGATGCGTAGCACCTTCAGGGGCAGATGAACCTACTCCAAATTTACCTTCTTTAGGTGATTGTATTTGTGTTGCTACTTCTGGAGTGTGACCTGATTCACGACCAGCGTGACCTACAATTTTTACATCTTTATCTCCTGCTGAATCATTTTGTCTACCACCATGTGATGTCATTTCTGTTGTTTTTTCACCTTCTCTTCCAACGTCTATGTTAGAACTACGAGATGGTGTGATAATATTTGAAGCTGTAGTAGTTGAACTTGGCTTTGCTGACGAACCTGTTCGTGGTGTGTCTGTTGGTTTAATCATTTGTCTTTCTTTTGATGGTGCTCCTATTCGATTAAGATCACCTTCGGATAACTTTTTAACATATCTTAATCCCCAAGTATCTAAATTGGTTTCAGGCTGACCTACTGTCATTTCTTATCCTTACCTGCTACTGCTCTTCCCTTAACGTCCTTGTTTTGTGTTGTAGTATTATATGGATTGCCACCGTCACCAGTTCCCTGTCTGCCTGATGTTGGCTTTGTTTCTCCAATGTTAATTCTTTCTTTAGTTGTAACTTTTGGTTTTACTTTTTCATGTTTAAATTGTTCTGGTCTTAATCCAGCGTGTGAAAATCCTTCATAGTCTTCTGATGCGTCAAAGCCTGTGTTGGTATTGACTCCTGAGTTTGGTTCTCTTCCAGCGTTGCCGTGTATTGATCTTTCTGTGTTTGATTTTTGATTGTCTAACCATGATTTCCATGCTGCCTTCTTTGGTTTTAGTTTATCTGCTGCTGCCTGTGCTGCTCCTGCTTCATCTAGTTTTAAAGATCTTTGTCTCGCTGTGCCTTTTGCGTCTCGTTCAGTTTCTTTTGCTCTTGCTGCTTCTCTATCATCTTTCAAAACTTGTTGTTCTCTTTTTGCTAACCATAATTGCCATGCCTTTAATGCTGATACTCCTGTTGTAACCTTCTTAGGTATCTCACCACTTTGTTGTTTACGTCCTGCTCTTACTTCTCTTTTTTTATCCATTTGTTGTTTACTATATCTTGCTGCTTGGACTTCTGCATTACCACCCAATGATGATTCTGTTTGTCTGTCTAATTCTGTTTGTGCTGCTCCACCTGATGTTGTGAATTTTGCTGATGCACTTTCAACAGTGCTGCTTGCTCTTGTGTGTCCTTCGCTTTCTTCTTTTGTTTCACTTCTTTTACCATGACCGTGTGTGTCTGGTTTTTCTTCTGGGTTTGTTTCTATGTGTTCCTTTCTGTGTTTTCTACCCTGCACCTTTTTTCCTGCGTCTTGTGTTGAGTCTTCTCCTTTTGTTTCTGCTCCTGTTTCCAAAGCGTCTTTTCCTTCACCTGTGTCTCCACCTGTTGTACTAGCTTCACTTCTATCACGTTCTGTTCCACCCAGACCTTTCTTTGAATCGTCCCAACCTCTTGTGTCAACGTTATTCATATCATCGTCCTTGCCTTCTTTATGTGATGTTTCTATTGCATTATTTTTTTGTAATAATTCTGTAATTTCTTTTGGGAGGTCTTCCCATGCTTTGGAAATAAATCTTGGTGATGGTGCATGAATCTTTTTTAGTGCCTCATATCTTTCAATATCGTCCATCTTATTCCATTCTTTGTTAACTAAAATATCCTTGATAAAAAATGTGTCATTTATATGTATATCATCATATGCCTGTGTTGATTCCTTGAAAACTGTTACGTATTCATTATTCATTTTTACGACAATTCCACGATCTTCCGTTCCATTAACATAAAAGTGTATGTCATCGCCCACTTTTGTGCTAGTTATCTTATTCATGTTCATCGTCCTTACTCTCTTTATTGGGTTTTCCTATATAAGTATGTCCATCAACAGATTTATCCCAGTCTGTTTCCATTCCAGTTTCATGTGGGTTGCCATATTGTGCGTTACCAGCACCTTGACCTACAGTTGTAGCACCTGTTTTTCTCCTTTCTAGGAACGTCTCCCATAAATCTTGTGGTGAATCTGACTTTAGTTCCAAGTCTACATGATCTGGGTGATTGTTAGGTTGAGGTTTCTTTATCTCTTCTTTTATCTCTGGTATTTCCTGTTCAATATTAGGAATCTTGGACTCTGTTTTCATATAATTGTATACACACTACAGTATTTAAAGTTTTTAACCAAAAAGAGCCTTTTGTAGCTCTTTTCCTACGTCTAATACATGCCATTGGTTACCAGATGTCACTGCTCTACACGCCAAGACCAGACTATCTGGATAGTCATCATGCTCTTCAGACTTTATCTTCATGATACCACCTTCTGTATATTCCCTCGTTAAATATGACAGTTGATACACCATTTTATCCACCTTCTTTAGTGTTATTTTATGGTTCTCAAATAATAATCTCAGGTTTTTATACATAGAAGCCTTTTCCTGTAGTGTAAAAACAACCCCTCTTGCAGGTATATCTTGCTCTCTTGCCAAGTCAATCAGACCACCACCCAAACCAGTTTCGTCTATGAATACTGTTTCTAATCTATAATCTCTAACCATCTCACCTATCTTACCACATACATCTACCACGTTTGACTGCTTTTCAGAAGAAACATCTTCAACATAAACCTCATCATTTTGATCTACACCTATAACTGTAAACACAGTTTCGTCTCTTCCACTACGTGCAACATCAACACCCATATAGTAACTTACTTTACCCTCTGGTTTCTTGTCACGAACTGCCTCTCTAAGAAGACTGTTTGGTATAAGTGCATTACCTATGTCTAAAAATTCACCCTCTACTTCTTGGACATACTCTTCCCTTGTAAGTCTTTTTATTTCTTCTAAGAATGTAGGATCTTCCCTGACTAATGGGTTATCGGTAGACTTTACATGAAACTCAGTCCATAACCCGTCTGGGTTTTTCAGTTTTGAATTTTGACATGCCTCGTAAAAATACCCCGATTTGCTAAACGGTGTGCTTGTTAACCATACCCTTGCACCTGTTGCCATACCTGAAGGCAAGAATGCTCTTAGTATATCTGTCTTAATGAAAGAACATTCGTCTGCAATAATACAATGAGGTGAATAACCCCTGAGTGTAGTTCCATGTTCACCTGTTGCTCTGGTTACTATCTTACTCATTCCAGTATTGTCTAGAAAATTAACCCACATCTCTGTCTGTGTGTTTCTAACAACATAGCCCTTAAGAAATTTATTATTAACTATCAAGCTTCTAATTCTGTCGAACATGATACCAGCCTGATTTTGTGTAGGTGCTGCAATAACTATAGTACATTCATGCTTCACAGTCTTTAACATAAGTGGTGCAAAGAATGCAAAGTGTATCGCTTTTACTGCTGTAGACATGGTTTTACCCACCTGTCTTCCAGACCGATACACAATGAACCTATCTTTACAATCTACATACTGTTTATTATAATCAAATACATCATGGTCAAGGAAAATCTCGCTGAATTTACTTGGAGTTTCTGCACACTCTGCTATGGTTTGTAGAAAATCCTGTCTTTCCTGTAATGTTTGTTGATCTGGTCTAGGCATTATTTATACTCTCCATCATCGCCCAAATGTCTGTCTCGATAATCCCATCTACCAGTTCCAGTCCTTTTTCCATTATTTCTATTTCTATACCATATTCCACCAAACCAACCAATGGTTGTTCCACCTATTAAATAACAACCACAAATGAACCATATAAACCAATCATCTAACATTTCCACTGACCCCCTGAGCTTTTATCTGCTTAAAAATAGATGATATATCACCAGTTTTCTCATCAAGTTCCGTCTGCTGTGTTACAACTATCTTGGTATTAAGGTCATTAATTGACTTTATTACTGCAAGTAGAGTATTAATTTCACTTTTTGTGTTTCTATCTGGAACGTTTCCGTCCATTTTAGCCTGAGTTAATGCCATAAGAACATTTTCAAACGATATTTTTGCTATCATATCCAGCATAGCCTTCACGTCATCTGGTTTTCTTGTGTCTAATGTGTTAATTATTTTAATGTAATCATCTCTTATTGAACAGACTGCACCCTTTTCATATTTTGGACACTTGCCGTTACCACCAGAGTCAACAGACCTATACATACATTGGTCACAGTATGCTGGAATGTTTGCGTCCTTGAAATGTTTAGCAGAATTGAAAGGTGATACTGTCTTTCTTTTATCTTCTACCACTATATTTTTACCACCAATAGGCTTAATCTTAAACAAATCGTCTGCCATTATATAACAATTAATCCTCTTAGTTTATAAAGTTATCTGAATAGCATTTTAATTGCTTACACAGAGGCATATAATATAGAACCATTGGTAATTTAAGCATTGTATAGTAATGTCTTATCTCTACACCATGCATATTTATACCCACAATGTCCATATATTCCCTGTTTTTAACACAATAATGCTTAAGAACTGGCTCAAATGCCTTGTAGTTTACCCCAAACGTCATGGGTATTATCGAATTATCACCCCAAATATCACACTTCTTTGACATGGCTGCTGAAATCCACAGGCTTGTGTCAATACTATCAAATGATTTCTTACTAATGTATTTTCCCTTGCCTAAACCATGGTATTTGTTATTGGTAGGAAGTTTTTTAATAGAATCTTCTGTGTCATATCTTCCCTTCATTTTACCAACACATATTCTTGACCCAACAGGTAGATTAAGTTGGCTTAGGTGTTTGTTAAAGTCTTCTTCCAATACAGGCAGGGTATTTAACCCTTTAGAAGACTCTTTCTTCCAATACTCTATGGTTTTTAACATGTTGTTTGGGACGTGGTATTGTGCTGCATAATTATAATGTTCTTTTTTATTCTTTAAAAAATCATGATATTTATCTGGGTTATCATTAGACCCAGCAACAACAAATATGTTTTCAAAACAGTCAGAAAAAGTTCCTATGCTTGCATATGAATACTTGTGAGAAACAAGAACATTTTTTACACCACATTCTTGCAGTGATTTTAGGGTTGCTTTGTTGTTGGCATGAAAATATATCTTCATTCTCCCACCAATTTATGACACAGACACTGACATTTAATTGACAGTCTAGTTATTGGGCAAGCATAATGACTATGTGTTCTACATTCAGGTGATATATGTTTAATCTGACTTTTCATAATGTGTCCTATTATCACCGAAACATTTTGTTGCATACGGACACATACCATCACAGAGAAAACACTTAGTTCTTTCTGGTAATGTAAATTCGGTTAAGGCAGATTTTATAACTCTTGATTTCTCTATCATATCTTTTAGGGTTGACTCTACTGCGTCTAGTTTAAATGACATAACTATAGGTTTGTCTCTTTTGTCAGACTCTACTTTGTTAGAGACATATATAACAGCACCACGTTCTGCGTCTATATTGTGACATTTCTTTAATAATACTCTATATCTATTGATTTGATCAACATGACTTTCACTAGGCTTTGACCTAGCCTTGCTGAAATAATCTATACTTCCAGTTGTTTTCTTATCACATATCACCCATTCACCCTTTACTTTGATTAAATCGTCTATACTTCCGTATATAATATCTAACTGTCTTGGGTCATTATATTGTATTTTTGAAGCCTCTTCATATGTTAGTGCCTCATCTCTTACATAATCATAAGCCAAGAACATCTCGTGATGGTCATCATCTGCGATTTTTGAGTTGTTATGAACGCATTGACCATAATATAATGACTTTATATCTTCAGTGCTTACTCCTGTATGTGGTTCAGTTTTTTTGTATATTACGTTTCTCATACATGGTTTTATTAAATCGGATACATGTATTTTACCGAGCCTCTCAGTTCCAAGGGCTTCCACTTGTGACCTTCTAAATTGAAAGTACACTTCATTGTTTATATCTTCTAACTTTAACATAGTATACCTTAGATATACTCATATATAAGGCTTACCCCCACGACTAATAACTACCAATGTTTGTGCAGTCGCAACCGTCAACATCACAAATAGTGTTGCCTTCATGGTCTTTTTGACTATGTCCACACTCTTCACACGTTCCACTTGCTACTACTTTTAAATCTGCCATTAATAACTCTCCTCAATTACGAAGTTAAAAGTTTTCGTCTGCTCTGATATTCCAGCAGAACTATCTATTAATTCCACTTCACCCGACCAATTTCCAGCGTTTGCTGCTGCCGTATCGCTTGATGTTAGGGTATAATTAATTATACCACTTGCTCTAGTGACATATGTAATGTTACCGTTTACTAAAAGTGTTCCATCTGGCTTCCAAACCTTCCATTTACCAGTAGCATATGTGACTGTGTTTGATAGGTCTTTTGCAGTCCCTGCGTCATTGGTAATGGTTAATTGCAAAGTAGGTCTACTCCCCACTTTTACCCTAAATTCGGTTGCTCTTCCTACCATATTCATACTAGACATTATCCTTCACCTTTTATATTCTCGCCACGCTTATAAGTTTTTACGCTTTTGTCCTTATCATGAGTCTCCCCAGTTTCAGATCTGTCATATATTTCACCTGTTTTAGACCTATCATGGGTGTCGGCAGATTTGTCTCTGTCATGAATCTTTAATGTCTTGGATACCCTAACTGCACCGTCTTGTAATTTCTTAACAAACAAATCAACCACACTTATGCTTTCT